AGTATTGTTCTTTCCGAGAACTCTGGTTTATTGCGGAATTCTTTTCCACGACCGGCGCTTTCGCGCCCATCAACAGCAACCGGTTTATAGTTATCGTGTCTACGGGCTGGTGGTGCGCCAGCGCCTAAATCAACAACAGGCTTTGTAACGTCTTCTGGCGTTGCTGGTGCTTCTGTTTCTGGTGTTGCTGGTGGTGTTTCTGGTAATTCTGGCAGGGCACCGGGGGTTTCTGCTGATCCTAGCCCGCCAGCAGCACCGGCAGCAGGAGCAGCGCCACCAGCGGCTGCGGCGGCTAGCGAAGCTTCATATTGCTTATCGTAATAGATTTCACGTTGTATCTTTTTAAATTCCATTTCGGTTAAATTAAAGATATTTTCGCTAATCCAGCGCTTGCTAAAGAAACCTTCCTTAGCCTGCGTTGCAACACCAAATTTTGTCTTCCAATGTTCAAGTTCTTGTAGCTCACTAATTTTTGATGGGTTGTTTAGTGAAAGGCTAAAGTTTAATAAATCTTCATTGCGATAACCAAGCGTAAATAAATGAATGATACCGATCTTCTCTAGTTCGGCAACAATCACGCGCTGTAATCTTTGGATTGTACGTGCGAAACGAACATCTTTTTGTGCTAGTGTTGTTTTATCTTCGTTTGCTTTTTCATCACGGGCAAGATAGCTTTGTGGAATCTTTAATGCTGAAAACAACTTGTCGCGTAGATACTTAACGTCATCAATAGCGCCAACATAATCAGCGCCCTTTAGAGTATCAATTTTTGTTGCGCTTTGCCCGCGAACAGGGATGAAGTAATCTTCGTCAATGCTCATGGGATTATAGCGAAGATCGACACGACCATTGTTTGGATCAATGATCATATTGCGCTTCATCTGCGCTTGTACTTTTAACATCATTTGCTCAACGTCTTCAGTAGCGACGTTGCCAACATCAATATAAAATACGCGGCGATCAGGCGCACGAACGATACGGTATGCCATCATGGCATCTTCAAGAAGGTTTAATTGACGCCAGATACGACGTGCAGGCTCTAAGATTGAAGTACCATATGGAGCGTATTTGTCTTGTCCAAGAATACGGAAATGGGCAATTTGCCAACTTTCAAAAGTTAAGCCACCGCTATTCCATTGAAACTGAACATAGCTTGGGTTTGTTTTATCTTCGCCTTCGAGGCGTTCGATTTCGGGTGATGGTAGGCCAATAGCGCTTTTAACGCCAAGTTGTGGATCAATATCGAGATACAGGAACATATCTCCAAACTTGCACATTGTACGGCACCAACCAAACAAGTTGAATTCAATATTAAGAATATCGTAATAAAGAGACTCAAGTAATGCACGAATTTCTTGATTTGGTGATTTAATATGTAACATCTTTGAAAGACTGCTATGCGTAGTCATTTCATCTGCGTAGATATCCATCGTACTTGCGATTTCAGGAGTAAATTCCATCTGGTCAAAATCAGCATATCGCTCTGCGCGAGTCTGGTTGGCCATGATGTTAGCTTGAATAGCATCAAATGGGTTATAGCTACTTTTCTGGAATTGTTTACCGCTTGCGCTTGTGAAGTTAAATTTATTTAAATCACGACGGCGAAAGCGTAATTGTGATTGTTGGCGAAAGTTAACAAGCGGGCCAGAGAAAAGTCTTGTTAGCGCTTTAAATAATTGTGAATCACTATTTTTTATATTCCGTCTTCTATCTGCCATTTATTAACCCTTTAATAGCCATATTAAATCGCTATATGTTTTTTTATTATTATACTCTTGCAATTCACGGTTATTTGTCATCCCGTTGATAGTTGTATTTAGTCTGGTGTTTGTTTTTCCAATACAATTTAGCATTGCAAGATTTAATTGTACATCTTTTTGATTGTTTATTAAAGTTGTATCTCTGACAAAACATGCAATTGCGGCAGCTAGGACAAGATCATCGTTGTAGCCTTTTTGCGCCTCTGGTCTGCCGTGTACCCAAATAAATTTCTCGAGTTCTTTTAAGGTTCGTATACTGTTAAAAGTAATCATTTTATTTCTAACATATTCATCAAGTTTTGCAATTATAAGTGGGCGAGTTTTTAGTGATGTTGTAAAGCCAGCTATAACATTGCTATTACCAGCAGCCATATTTGAATCAACGTATTCGTGTGATCCTTTTGTTGAATAATAAAGATTACGGTATCCCATTTCTGCTAGCTTCTGCGCAACAGTAAAGCCAATGTTATTAGACTCAACTACAAGTAAAGCATTGCCATACTCTTTACCGGTATCAAATAGCAATTTCACGAATTGATCTGGTTCAGACTTGCCTTGGTATTCAGCAACTTGTTCCATGTTTGTTGCACTGAATACGTGAAATACAGAATAATCTGCGCCGTCGCCACGCGCAACGTCAGCGCTTATGATATATTTTGTCTGATAATTATATGGCTTCCAGATATGGTAATTTCGATCTACCCAAGATTTATGTTTTGGTTCGGTTATACCAGATCTTATATGTTGTAGATCATCGCTATCGATAACAGTTTCACCGGACGAAAGAAAGTCGCATAGATATTCTTGCGCAATTTCGCGCTTGGACATATTTTTTGTTTCATTGTCAAACCAATCTTGGTCATGCTCTGGGTGGACACTCCAAGGAAGATTAGTTGGCAAGAACAAGTTTTGCCCATTTTCAGCATCATCAAATGTTTTATGAAACCAGTTACCAATACCGTTTGGCGATGAAAGCGCAATACAGCGACCACCAGTTGAAATGGTAGGATACAAACCTGTCCAGATCTCATCCATATGCTCAATGTGTGCAGCTTCGTCAACTACAAGCAAAGATACAGCTTCAGAACGACCGGCATCTGCGCTGGTTGGAATAGCTTTAATTTGTGAACCGTTGCTTAATTCAAAACTATTTTTATTATCAACAACAACTGATGAAATTTTTAACCAATCTGGTACATTATTAATAATATACTTGACTTTTTTTACCATGTTGCTGGCTGTACTATATTTGGTAGCCATAACAAGTACGTTTTTGTCTTTATAAAATAAAAGTAACCAAGCAATATAGCCCGCGCAGATGGTAGAAATACCAAGCTGGCGGGCTTTTACTATTACATTAAAACGGTGATCGCGGAATTTTTCTAACAGATCGTCTTGGAATTCGTATGTGCGAAATGGAATCGTGCCACGATCAGGATGGGTTATTTTTGCATAGTTCTTAAGAAAATAAGAAGTGTTCTTACCACACTTGATTATTTCTTTTTTGATTTCATCAGTTGATAACTCATCCGCCATGCTCTCACCTTATTTTGCCTTTGGACGAGTAATATTTATAGGTTTTGCTTTCTTAACGAGCTTACGTTGTGCTTCGTAATAGGCGTCCATTCTTGCTTGATTATCTTTTGCGATAGTTGATGGGCCTGCTACCACTTCAACAGCACCTTTTAGATTAAGGATTTCATAAGCCATCATTGCTTTTACCATAACTTTTATACGATTGCCGGTTTCAACAAGGACTTTTACATCTTCTAATGGCTTTAGGCGTAGATTAGATCCAGTTATCTTGCTAAACTCTTTTGCAATATATGAACGGACTTCTTCAATACGGCGCTCAACCTCTTTTTCAAATTTTTTCTCATGAAGGTTGCGTAGTGGTTCATAGCTGTGGTATTTTAAAATTAACATATTGCCGTGCATGACAACGTTAAAACCGTCCATCACGCAACGATCAATTAATGGTTGTTCTTCACGCTTTAAACCAATGACTACTGGTTCACCATTTTCATCAAGCGCACCATCATGCTTGTTGTGTGTGGCTTGCGAAATTGCTTTTACTACATCATATACTGATAATGGCATTTAAATGCTCCTAGTGTACATATTTAAAGACGCCGTTTTTTATCACGAACATTGGGCGATTTTGTTTTCTTGTTAAAGATTCTTCAAGTTTATTATCTTCTATCCCGGTACGTATCATACTTAAGGCGTCTGCGAGCGCTAGTAATTCTTTCCGGTCTAAATCTTCTAATTTAATTTTTGCACCAATATTTTTTAATTCTTCCTGAATCGCTGATATGGTTCTTTCAACGTTACGTGGGGCATCTTCTAAATTATTAGCATAAGCACTGACATCATCCGCCAAACGCTTTATATCTTTATTTTCTTGCTTAAAAAAATTGCGGTCTGTACTCATTAAAAGTTTGGCTATTTCAGCAGCTTTTTTTTCTTTAATTGCATTTACAATTTTTTCTGCTAGAGCTTGCTTCTCGTCTGGCGGTAGCC